CAAAACCAACTGCACAAACAAAGAAAGATGAGGAATAACAATGGCAATCTATTTAAATAATAACGTTGGTGTTAAGTTGGCTACCGCTGCTGCACCTACAGTACCTTCAATCGATATCAGCGCATATGTGACTAACGCTGTAATCAATCAGATCGTAGATGAGCTAGAAGTAACAGCGATGGGCGATACCGCACATAAGTTTGTTGCAGGTCTACAATCAGCAACATTTACTATTGACTTCTTAAACGAATGGGCATCAAGCCAAGTAATGCAGACACTAAATGCAGCCTTTGGTCAAACTTTGGCAGTATCAGTAATCACTGTTAAAGGCACTGCAGTATCAGCAGCTAACCCAACATACCAATTCTCAGTGTTGGTAAACAACCTGACCCCAATCGGTCAAGGTGGCGTGGCTGAAGTTGCAACATCAAGTCTGTCCTTTACAGTAAACTCCGCAGTAACAGTGTCCCCATCGGTGGCATTCTAACTAAGGAGTAATAATGGCAAAGTTAAAAATTACAAGGGCTAATGGCGAAGTCTCAGAGCACAGAATAACGCCAGGAATTGAATATAACTTTGAACAGAAATATGGCTCAGGAATTAGCAAGATTTTAAGGGAACACGAGCGTCAGACTGAAATATTCTACCTTGCTTATGAATGTTTACGCAGGGCTGGCGCTCAAATACCTTTATGGGGATCTGAGTTTATTGACACTTTAGAGACCGTTGAGGTATTAGACGAAGAAAAAAAATAGTTGAGCGGTCATCTATTGTTTACACTATTGCACAATTAGCAGTAGAGACTGGGATACCGCCTAGAGAGTTTATTGATATGGATACAGAAATGTATCTAGCAATAATCCAGGTATTGACAGACAGAGCTAAGGAGATCAAAAATGCCAGTCGTGGTAAACGGCGTTAGAGAGTTCCTTAAAGCAATAGATCAGCTTGATGATGATATGTTTGCAAATGTAAAAGCATCTCTTAAAACACCAATGATTAAAGTAGCCAATAGATCAAAGGCTGAATTTCCATCTAATCAAAATGTATTAAGCGGATGGCTTAAACAGGCTGAGCCACGAGAAGGTCAGCGCAGACCATTCCCAGCATACGATCAAGCCACAGCTAGACAGGGCATTAAATATAAGTTAGGCCCTAATAAGAAAAACAGAAGTGGCTATTCTGTTTATAACTACGTATCTAATGAATCAGCTGCTGGCGCAATCTATGAAACTGCTGGCCGTAAAACTACTGGCGCACAAGGTGCATCATTAAACCCAGATGCAGGTGTGCAGTTTATCCAGGCATTACCAAACGTAGTAGATGCAACAATGGCGGGTTCAGTAGGTCGCAGAGGTCGTAAGAATAAGGGCCGAGTAATTTACAAGGTATGGAAAGAAGAGCAAGGCGAAGTATACGCAAATCTAAAGAAGGCTTTAGATGATGCCATATTTGCATACTATAAGAAAATGCCACTAGAGCAGAAGTCTCAGGTATTAGGATTTTACAAAGAGCGATCAGCTCGTGGATTTAAGGGCGTGTAATTGTGCCAACCTTAGTAGTCTCCGCACTCAGCACCTTTGATAACAAAGGATTAAAAAAAGGCAAGAAAGAAGTATCAGCCTTTGAGAAACAAGTTAAGAGTTTTGGCAAAGTATTTGCTGGGGTCTTTAGTGCTACAGCATTACTTAATTACAGCAAAAAAGCCGTATCTGCATTTATGGCCGATGAGAAGGCTGCCAAGGCTTTAGAATTACAGCTTAAAAATACTGGCTTTGCATTTGCAGCACCATCTGTTGAATACTACATAGCCAATTTACAGAAGACTACTGGCGTATTAGACGATCAACTACGCCCAGCATTCCAACAATTATTGACAGTTACTGGATCTGTTACACAAAGCCAAGATGCTTTAGCCACTGCTTTAAACATTAGTGCAGCTACAGGCAAATCAGTGCAAGAAGTCAGCTCAGCGCTAACACGTGCATATTCTGGCAACACTACAGGGCTTAGCAGATTAGGTGCAGGTATAAGCAAGGCAACACTAAAAACTGGCAACATGGAAAAAATTATGGCCGAACTTAATCAGAAGTTTGCTGGCCAATCAGCAGCTAGGTTAGATACCTACGCTGGCAAAATGGATGTATTAAAAGTATCTGCAGAAAACGCTAGTGAAATTATTGGTAAAGGCTTATTAGATTCGTTACAAGTTTTAGCCAAAGATAATTCTATCGAAAACGCTGGCAGCGCTATGGAAGATCTTGCTACAGATATTGCCAACGCAACTTATGGCATGGCTTTGCTTATTGCCAAAACTAAAGAGTTTTTGAACTTACCAGGAACAAGCAAAAATCTAGGTGGCCCATTAAGTTTCATACCTATTATCGGTCCATTATTGGAAAGTGCAGCAAAATATGGCGCAACGCAAGCTGCCAAGCCTAAATCTAATTTCACTTATGAATTAGGTCCTAGTGCTACTAAAGACATTGAGCGAGCAAACAAATTATTAAAAGAGAAAAACAAGTTAGAAGCAGATGCAATAGCAAAACTAAAGGCTAAATCAGAAGTAGATAAACTTAAAGATAAGTTTGATGTAGAGCGCATAGGCTTAATGAAAGCATTAGGTGAGGCTACAGATGATGAGACCAAATTAAGATTAAATTCTAAAATAGCAATTCTAGACAATAACGAGGCTTTGGCTAAAAAATATAATGCTGAATTAAATGCAGCAGCTAAAGCAAACACGTTAGCAAATGCTTTGAGTGGAGCAGCAATGGCAGCCGACATGCTTTCAAAATTTGCTATGGGTGCAGTGCAGCGTGGTGAGTATGCAGATGCTTATGCAAACATTAGTAACGTGCCTAGTGCTGGCGCTGCCATGCAATTACCTAGCGCTGCAAGTTTTGCTGTGGGCGGTACATCACGTGGGGAATATGCACCAGTAACTGTAAACGTGGCTGGATCAGTATTGACCGAGCAAGATTTAACTAACACAATCAATGACACCATATTAAGAATCAATAAGATGGGCCGTGGCACTACACCTGCGGGCGGTCTATCTGGCGGAACGTAATGCCTGTTCCAACAATCAATGCAATAATTAACTTCTCAACTGGACCTAGTTTTGCCCAAGCGATGATATTAGGCACTGGCATACTAGATGTAAATATATTAGGAGACTCTGCAGCTGTTATTGTTGATGTATCAGATCAAATTAACTACATACAAACTAGCCGAGGCCGTAACGCTTTAGTAGACCAATTTCAGACAGGCCAACTTACTTTACGTATTGTCGATCAAAATGGTGATTTTAACCCAAGTAATCCTAGTGGACCATATTACGAACTTTTGACGCCAATGAAAAAGGTACAAATCTCAGCTACTTATGGGGCAACTACTTACTCATTATTTTCTGGTTTTATTACAAGTTATGTAAATACTCAACCTAAAGATGCCACAGAAGTTGCCTATACAACTATACAAGCTGTAGATGCTTTTAGACTTGCCCAGAATGCGCAGGTATCAACAGTTACTGGTGCTGCCGCTGGCAATTTATCAGGCACAAGAATTAACCAGATATTAGATCAAATTAGCTGGCCAGCAACTATGCGTGATGTAGATGCGGGTTTGACGACACTGCAGGCAGATCCAGGCACGCCACGTACTTCTCTAGGTGCTATGCAGACTGTAGCGGATAGTGAATATGGCGCACTATATGTAAACACAGATGGCGAGTTTGTATTTCAAGATAGAGCTGTAACTGCAGGATCAATCGGTGGCACAGTAACTACTTTCAATGATGATGGCACAGGCATTCCTTACGCTAATGCAATCTGGAAATTAGATGATTCTTTAGTCTTTAATTCAGCCCAAGTAAGCAGGGCAGGTGGATCACCACAGACAGCTATAAATCAGCCATCTATTGACAAATACTTTATACACTCATATAACCTGCAAGATCTCTTAATGCAGACCGATGCTGTAGCTCTCGATTATGCCAGGGCTTATGTTGCTAGCCGTGCCGAAACTGAGGTAACCTGCAGCGGCATCGAATTAGACCTATACACAGCCAATTACAACGCAGGCATCATCGCAGCCTTAGAATTAGATTTTTTTGATCCAATCAGAATTGTGACTACTCAACCAGGTGGATCTACCTTAGATAACACTTTGCAGATTTTTGGAGTTGCTACCACAATCACCCCAAACAGCTTTAGGGTTTTTTTCACCACCCTAGAACCAGTGATCGATTCACTGATTTTGAATAACAATATATATGGCACTTTAGACTATAATGTGCTTAGTTACTAAGGAGAAATAATGGCCGCTGGATTAGGATTTAAAGACTTTGTTACAGGCGAGGTATTAACCGCTGCCGATGTAGATGGCTACTTAATGCAAGGCACTTGGGTGTTTGCTGACGCAGCTGCAAGAACCGCAGCAGTTACATCACCACAAGAAGGCAATATGTCTTACTTGAAAGACACTAATTCTACAGAGTATTACAGTGGATCTGCTTGGGTTGCTATTGGTGGTGCTAGTGGTGCTTTAACTTTAGTTGCAACATCAAGCCCATCTGCAAGTGCAACAGTATCTATAAATAATTGTTTTACATCCACTTATACAAATTACATGATTATTGCCAATTTAACTGCATCCGAAAACTCAGGATTAAGTCTTAGATTAAGGGCCAGTAGTAGTGATAACAGTTCTTCCAATTATGTTTTCAATGATGCTTATCAATTTATTGGTGCAGCCACAGCTGCTTTTAGTACAGGCAGTAGCGGTCAGCCAGGTACAGCAAATTATTTTGGCTTAGGGTATGTTGATACTGGTGGAGAAAATATACAAAACATAAACATTTATAGTCCACAAGCAACTCAAAAAACAACTTACAACAGTGTTTGTCTTGGTGCGTATCCTGCAACCAATTATTTACTATCATACCGAAGTGCTGGAATTATGACAGTAACTACTTCTTACGATGGATTCACTATCTATCCTAATAGCGGAACTCTTACTGGCAAAGTGCGAGTTTATGGAATAGGACAATAAAATGGAAAAGATATTTATTACTGTTAATGATGAGCGCATTGAAGCAACTGGTAAAGTGCTAGAGCAGATTCTTGCAGATAGAGAAAATGCAAAGCAGCGTCAAATAACCGAAGCAGCCGAAGCCCAAGCAAAGGCAGAAGCTAAAGCAGCCTTACTTGCACGTCTAGGTATTACTGAGGATGAAGCAAAACTCCTTTTCGGCTAATGCAACCTAAATTATGTGCAGCTGGTGTGCAGTTAAGAGATCAAGTTGATACGTGGTTTCCAGATAGGCGTACTGCCAGTGATGGGTGGGTGGGCGATAGCCGTCACTCCGCCAGAAAATCGGATCATAATCCAGACCAGTTCGGATATGTACGAGCAATTGATATTGATTCTGGGTTGGAGCCATCCGATGGGATCGCACCTTATTTGGCTGACCAAATCAGAATCGCAGCCAAGTCGGATCCACGCATATCATACGTCATC